TTTTTGGTGTTGTTGTTCCATTAGTTTGTTTGACGAATTTCAATATTAATGGCTGAGTCACCATTCATATCAATCGTACTCTCCTTTTCGTTAGTTACAGTTACGATTCTTGCCATAGCATCAATCGGTAATGTAATACTTATAGTACCTTCAACTTCCCTATAGAATTTAACCAATCCACTTCCAGTATCTACAAAAGTATTATACTGCGTTTCCTTATCAAATCCTATTAGAGTTCCTTCAATACCATAATTTTCTGTAGATGCTGTTCTTTGAATTCCTACCTTTCTATCAAGTTCTTCTACGACATCAAGTAAGTCCTGTAAGAAATCAACATCTAGCATATCAATATCTAACTCAGTGAATTCTAAATCACCTTCTGAGTCTTTCAATGCGTCAGTATCTAACCCATCAAACTCTAAAAAATCAACGTCCAGTATTCCACCATCATCCGATTTGGTTGCAGATTCATCTACAACTTTTTGAACGTCAGCAGGCGGACTGACAATAAACATGTTATTAATAAGACTTGCTGAAATGTTATTAATAACCACTGGTGTAGTTGGATATGAATTAAGAGTAGACACCATGGTAGCACTATACGCTTCGTTTAGTGTTACCTCTAATCCTGATTCATTACTAACTACAATTTCCCCTGACGCATCACCATTCGCATCAGGGAGCAGAATAATAAGACTGCGCCCGAGTTCATCAACTGTTGTTGTAAAATCTGTGCCATTAATTGCGATGTTAGCCGTTGGCGTAGATATCGCAATGTTTGCCTTATTCATTTTACCAAGTTTACCTGAAGCAAACCTAGCAGTTCCCATTGCCATTCTCATCGTCATCTTCGATAAGTTTGGATTGGGGTCATAATATACTTCGTCAATAAACACTAACGTATGTTCTGTTAGTGCAAGTTCCTCTTCATCTAGGAACTCAATTAACATTCTACCATTACCAGTCTCTGCCTCATCGTATAAATTTACGCTGGGCATTTCGGATGACGGTATTCTGCCACCCTCTCTAATGATATTACCGATTCCAGTCTGTTCGACTATTTCTCCAATCGTATCCTGTGCAAAGACTGGATACGAAAGAAGAATAGCATTAATCAGAAGAATCTTTTTGATTAATTGTGACTGTAGCATTGTCAGAATTCAAATCTAAATCAATTTTGCCTGGGCATGTGTTATTTCCACATGAACCACTAGACTGAATTATATCCATATTCATTGAATCTCCATCTAGTTCCACTACTAAATCGTGGTCTGAAGCATCCAATTGTTTGGTATCAATGTTATTACTTGAACCAGTAATATCCATTTCCCATTTAGCTTGGTCTGAATCTATGTCAATAAAAAAGTCATTAGAACTACCTACTAATGTTAAATCAAAATCTAGATAATTTGCACTGGCGTTGTACCCTTGGTCAAAGTCCCAAGTGTTACTACTACCAGTAACCGTTACATCGTAGTCTGAATTATCAGAATCTCCGCTGTAACCTATATTCCAATCAAAGACATTACTATCACCTGTAAAGGTCATGTCTATTGTACTACTGTCTAGAATAGCAGGCCCGAATAGTTGGTTGCTGTTTCCGATTTGGTCAAGATTAAAAGTTATACTTGTACCAGTCAAAATCATATCGGACGCAACGGAACCATTCGCTATAGTTCCACCAAATTTGTTACCATATCCTACTTGGTCGATTGTTAATGTGAGCGAGTCACCCGACTGTTGTAAGAATATTTCATTGTCATCATCAGCTAAAAGGGGCATACCAAGAGTTAACATGACGAAAGCTGCCACTACATATTTTAATTTATGGTTTATTTCCATCTTCGTCTTCCCCGATGACATGTCGTTTATTACTGCCATCTATATTGTGAGGGTGTCTATGTTCACCATCAATATTCCAGTATTTTCTATCATGTCCCTGATAGATTAACTCCAATACTGCGGCTTCTATAGCTGCCCTTGTTGCAAATGTCACCGACTCATTCTCTGTCACACCGTCCTCAATTTCTACGAGTTGGGTATCCATATCAACAAATTTGAAAACATCGAAACCTTGCGATACACTTAGCACTGTCTTCTTGGTTTGAACGTTCATAAGAACTTCCCCCGTCAACGTACTAACTGCTCTCAAGGAAACGACAATCGTATCTCTACGATAAGCAGTCGAGTGTCCCACGCCAAGCGTTCTCGCACCACGGCCACCAGTTTCCATGTTTGTATCATAACCGATGATTCCACCTTCGAGTATGATACCAGCAAAGAGTAAAGGTTGAATTGTTGTACTGCTATCACCTTCCTCTTTGAATTGTTCTCTTGTACTTCTAACAATCTGTCTTTCTCTAACTAGATTGTCAATTCCTTGGCGTTCAACAACACGGAACCATGTTCCGCCACCTGCTGTTTTCAGGGCGTCAATTAACATTGCAGTAGCACCTTGCGTTACTGCTGTACTAAATGTCGCAACACCGTCCTGTCTTTTTCTTTGTCCTGTTAAGTCCTCAAAACCATATACCGCAACTACTGGCATAACCTCAGCAGCTGGTAAATCTAATAATAATGCATATGCAGGCAACTTAATTGCCTCAGGGTCTTCGATACACTCACCTACTGCGTTCATAACTAATGTGGTGCACGAATCTTTCATAGTAGGAATGCCCGCACAACTGGCCAACAAGAGACTTAATATCCCCGCCGATAACAGACGTTCCATTAGAATCCCCCTGTGCCTATGGGAATCTCAATCGTTGTCGTACTTCCGTCTTCACCAACAATTGTCATGACAATCCAGTCATCACATAAACCATCTGCATCACAGATTTCTTGTCTTTCGTAAGTTATCGTGTTCCCTTCTAATGTAAATGTGCCGTAGTTAGCACCCTCTTCGTTGGAGAACATATTCTCAACTAACTGTTTTGAGAGCTGAGCATAGATTCTCGATTCTAAGTTTCTAATAAATTTTGCGAGAACTGTGTTCTCCGCTTCACGTTGTTCTTTCAATAAAGCTGCCTTTATGTCATCAGCAATTTTATCAATTCTAGACTTCTCTTGATTCTCTATCGTCAAATAGTGAGCTGAAGTCCCCACTCCACTAAAGCTTGGATTTTTAAATTTATGTACTAATTCATCTGACAATGCTGTCGGAGAAATGACATATAGTGTAATTATTGCAATTACTATACCAATGATTCTCATGCTTTTCCGTCCTCTTTTACCTTTTGGAGTGCTTCCTTTTCTTCCGCATCTTCCAAAATCGCTTGGCGCTCTCGGTATTCCAAAACTGTGTTCACCTTCTCTTGAAGACGAATCATGTCTTGGTCTAACATCCTGAGCTGGTCTGTTAATTTTATACTAGCAGTGAACATACGTGCAAGACTGGGTTTGACTTGAAGGGTTACAAATTTCCAAACATACCAAATAAAGTAACCCATCCCCATTGACATCACCACAGGGAATCCGAATTCAGCAATCAAATTAGCGATTTCGCCCATGGTTTAGTCCCGTCTTGCGTCTATAGTCCCATCCTCAACAAAGTTCTCCGCTCTAGCAACACGGTCAATTGGTGGTGCTAATTCCAGTGCGGAACTTACTAACAAATCTATCTTTATAATATCGTTGTTCATTACACGTGCCCTAGTTTCGAGCATAGTAATGATGTTTTCGGTGGACTCTATTTGACCTATCACGGAATCAAAAATATATTTGAGCGTCAAATAGATGAAGAAAGCCATCACTACCGCTGTTCCGATAGGGATACCCACTTCACTTAAAAATTGAAATATGTCCATGCAACTATTTATAGTTTTGGACGATTAGGAATGAGTATTTAGGGTCACTTATTTGTGACCCCTCATACTTACTTTCTGATTTGCTTGATTATCTCAGCTTTGGTTTTTGACGGCGTAACTTCAATGTTATTGTTGTTAGCAAACTCAACAAGTTCTTTTTTGGTGAACTTCATAAGTTTTTGAGCAGAAGGTGCTTTGAAAGTTTTAACTTCCTTCTTCTTTGGCTCTACAGGAGGCTCACCTACTGCGTTGTCAAACATCTTAAACCACCCGTACTTGTCATTGAAGACAAAAAATACAGGGACTGCGATAATAAAGAGTATAAACCAATACACAGGTTCCATAATATTCTCCATTATTTTAGATTATTTATTAAAGTATTTTTTCTTCTTTTAACAAAGTCCAAATACCAAACCCTAATGCTGGCCAAGCAAGCAACTTAACAATCGGAGCTGCCATCAATACTAATAGTGACATACCGATAATAGTCATCCCGTCCCAAGAGGTACGTTCTGCTAATCTTGCTTTAACCCAACCCATTACTAAATCTATCTTTGCTTTTAACATAGATTCTCCTATTTAGATTCTAGTTTTTCGATTCTCTTTAACAAGTCCCCATACCCATCAAAACATTCTAAAGGACATGGCGGATGAGAATCTTTTTCTAGTTTCTCTATACGTTTTTTGAGCAGTGGATATTTTTCAAACCACCTCTGCTCTTGCTTTATAATATCCAATCCAATTTTATCTTCGCACCACTTGTCTACTTTCAGTAGAGTAGGCATCATAAAGTTGAATGCTCCAGTCGTTGCCAACTTGAGCACGATATTCTTTAAAATTGTAATAAAGAATCCAATCATTAGTGTTTATATCCTCGCTTGGATATTTATCTAATTTTCGGTTTTATTATTACCAATATTGTATTTAG